GGGGACGCACGTCCCCAGAAGAGCGTGTTCGGACGAAACTGCGGCTTTCGCGCCCCAGACTCCTTTGCACGACGCCACGACGGCCCCGTAGGCTAGAGGGCATGAAGGGTCGCCCGCCAAAGCCGAAGCACATTCTTGAACTGGTCGGCTCGAAGCACGCCAAGAACCGAGAGGAACTGGGCGTCGCTCCGAAGTCCGCCATGCAGCCGCCCGTGTGGCTCAAGCCGCGGGGTAAGGAGATTTTCACCCGCCTGGTCGAGTGGCTCACGAGGATGGGAACGCTGGCGGAAACCGACGAACACGTCGTGACCCGCTACTGCACGACCTACGTCATGTGGGAATACGCCGCCCAGCAGCTTCAAGCCATCGATGCGGCGTATGTCGAAGTGATGGCTCCAGACGGCAGCATCAGATTCTCGCGGGCCACGGCAATGGCAACGCAGGCCAAGGAGTGTGGCGAGCAACTACGGCACCTGGAAACGGTGCTGGGCCTCACTCCGGCCGACCGCACCCGCCTGGGATATGGCGCGGTGAAGGTCGTTGCCGACCCCGTGGACGCACTGTTTGGCGACGCAGCGGCCGGTTGATATTCGTCAGTTCGCCCGGTTGCTCAAGCACACCGAGGCTCCGTTCGCCGGCAAGCCGTTCATACCGGAGCCGTGGCAGGACGAGTACCTTGACCGGCTCTTCAACACGAAGCGGCCGGATGGGATGCGGCAGTACCAGCGGAGCCTGCTGGCCCTGCCTCGCAAGATGGGCAAGACGGCCATGTGCGCCGTCATCGGCGCATACGAAGGATTCTTCGGGGCCGAGGGCGGCCAGATTCTCATCGCCGCCGGCGACAGGAAGCAGGCCAGCCTCCTGTTCACGGCGTGCTCTCGCTACATCGAGTCCTGCCCCGGCCTGCTCAAGCGATGCAAGATATACAAGAACTCAATCGTCGTGCCGCACAAGAAGAGCACGATCCAGTTTCTTAGCTCGGAGCACAAAGGCAAACACGGCTTTAACCCTAGCGTCGTAATCGTGGACGAATATCACGTCCAACCCAACCGCGATCTGGTCGATGTGCTGGAGAGTGGTATGGGCGCCAGAGACGAGCCGCTCGTCATTTACGTCACCACGGCCGGCATGGATCGCGTCGGCCCGTGCTACGAGGAGTGGCAGCGGGCCTTGAAGGTCAGGGACGGCGTTATCGACGACCAGACGTTCCTGCCGTGCGTGTTCGGGGCGTCCGACGACGCCGACCCGTTCGCAGAGGAAACCTGGCGGATCGCCATGCCCAACTACGGCATCACGGTGCGGAAGGAGTTCATGGAGCGAGAGGCCGCCCTGGCCCGCGAGAGCGTCTCTCAGGAGATCAAATTTCGCACCTTGTACCTGAACCAGTGGGTTTCCAACGGCGCGAACAAGTTCTTCCGCACAGGGCAGTTTGAGAAGAACGACGCCCAGCCCCGGCCCGCCGACAACCGCCCCTGCTACTGCGGCGTCGACCTGTCGAGCACCCAGGACACGACGGCGTTCGTGGCCGTGTGGCCCGGCCAGGACGAGGATGGCATCGCCGACGGCACCTATGACGTCTTCGCCCACCTTTTCATCCCAGACGCCAGCGCAGACAAGGACGAGGCACCGTATCGCCAATGGGCCAGGGACGGATTCGTTACAATCAATGAAGGTGACATCACTGACTACGACGTAGTGCGCGACTACATTCTCTCGTTCTGCGAGAAGAATGCGGTTCGGGCTGTTGCCATCGACCGATGGAACGCCACGCACCTGACGACGCAGTTGGTCGCCGAAGGCATTGACGTCAAGCCGTTTGGGCAGGGTTACGCTTCGATGAGCGCACCCACCAAACTGCTCGAAACTCTCGTAATCGGCGGCAAAATCCGGCACGGTGGTAATCCGGCGCTGGCCTACCAGATGTCCAATCTGCAAGTGAGGACCGACGACGCCGGGAACATTAAGCCGACGAAGGCTCACTCGAAGTCGACCGCCCGCATCGACGCCCCCGTCGCCCTCATCATGGCCCTCGGCCTCTGCTCTGGCGAATCCCGCGGCCCCGAGGAAGAGCCGGAACTCCTGGTCTTCTAACAAATGCCTACTGCCGAAGATATCTCGTATTCGGGCGTCATGGAACTGCGGAGCCAGAGCCTCTCCAGGGTCTTCGAGGAGATCATCGCCGGCCGCTCGACCGTCGCCGGCGTCGACATCTCGCCGGAACTGGCCCTGGAGTGTTCGGGCGTATTGGCCTGCGTTCGCGTGCTGTCTGAATCGATCGCCAGCCTCCCGATGAACTACTGCCACCGCCTGACCGGCGGCGGCAAGGAGGTCGCGGCCGACAAGCATCTCCACGAAGTTCTGCACTACCAGCCGAACTCGTGGATGACTTCCTTCGAGTTTCGCGAACTCATGCAGTCGTGGCTCTTGCTATGGGGAAATGCCTACGCCCATATTAAGGGCTCGATTGAGCATGGGGCCGTAGCCGAACTGATCCCGCTCCACCCGTCGCGGATGGAGGCGAAACGGCTGGAGAACGGCCGCCTCCGCTACTACTACCGCAAGCCGGCCACCCTGGCCGACCCGGCCCCGACGCCCGACGAGTACCGCCAGGACGAAATCTTTCACCTCCGCTGGCTCTCCAGCGACGGCGTGACAGGATTCGTCCCCACGACTCTGTCGAAGGACGCGATCTCCCTGGCCCGCGCGACGGAACTGCACTCCTCGGCGTTCTTTGGCAACGCTGGAGTCGCTGGCACCTACATCGAAACCGACCAGCCGCAGAAGCCGGAGACGCTGCGACGGTTTCGCGAGCAGTGGGACGCCGCCCACGCCGGCCCGAAGAACCACTTCAAAACCGTGGTCATGCCCTTCGGATTCAAGAAGAAGAGCGACCCGATCAATAACCGCGATGCAGCGCTCATAGAGACGCGCCGCTGGCAGTTGGAGGAAATCTGTAGGGTCTACCGTGTGCCCCCCCATTTGGTGGGGGACCTTCAGAACGTCCGCTTCAGTACGGTCGAGCAGTCGGCGATCGACTTCGTGACGTTCTCGCTCATCCCGTGGTGTCGGCGGTGGGAAATGGCGTGCCGCCGCGACCTCGTGGTCGACGACAAGAACTATTTCGTCGAGTTCGACACGAACGCGCTCATGGCCGGCGACTACGCCGCTCGCTCTCAGTTCCTCCGCGAGATGGCGAACATGGGAGTGCTCGACGTTGACGAGGTACGCTCGCAGATCGGCTACAACCCGCTGCCCAACGGCGAGGGCAAGAAGCGGTTTATCCAGGTTAATATGCAGCTTCTGTCGGCGTTCACCCCAGAGAATCCGACGGCGGCGGCTCCTGCCACGCAAGAGTCGCCCTCTGGTTCTGCGGGTGAAGGTGCGACGGGAAATGGGAGCCCGTCGCAGGACGGCGAAGTCGACTCCGCTGTCGCGGAGCCGACGGCAACGCGATCCCTCGACGCCGCCGAAGCCCTCTTCAGGACGACCCTCCGACGCATCGGCGCCATCGAAATCGACGGCATCCTCGAACGGCGGTCGAAACCGGAAAAGATCACGCAATGGTTCGGCCAAATCGAAGAGAAAATGCGGATCGAACTACGCGACGCAGCAGAAGCAACTGGTCGAGAACTTGATCCGTTCGTGGCTTCGTGGGTGACGAGGTCGAAAGACCTGCTTTTGGGATGCCACCGGAGTGGTTCCAAGTACGAAACCGTCGCCGGCGAGTGGTTTGAGCGACATTTTGACGAGGTGGGACATGGCTGAGAACGAAATTGAGCGTCGTCTGACCGTTTCGGACACGTCGATTGAGTACCGAGAGGTCGGAAACGGCGAAAAACGGCCCGTAATCGTCGGATATGCCGCCGTATTCAACTCGGAGAGCCGAAATCTGGGCGGATTCGTCGAAACGATCCACCCGAACGCCTTCGACGAGGTCTTGGCGACGAATCCCGACGTCATCGGCGTCTACAACCACTCCAAGGACAAACTTTTGGCCCGTTCCGCGAACGGAACGCTGAAACTTCGGCCCGACGCCTACGGTCTGCGGTACGAAATGGGGCCGCTGCCGAAGACTCAGACGGCCGAAGAGGTCGTCGAACTGGTCGCCGGGGGCTATGTGACCGGAAGCAGCTTCGCCTTCGCCATCAAGAACGCCAACGGCGTCCGCGGCGAGAACTGGAGCGTCACAAACGACGGCCTGCGCAAGCGGGAGGTGCGGTCGATCGGCAAACTTGAGGACGTCGGGCCTGTTGTCAGGCCAGCGTTCGAGGCATCCAGCGTGATCGTGAGCCGCCGAGCCATCGAGATGGCACTGGGCGACGCTTATCGGCCCAACCAGACGATGGCGAACGCCGCCCGCAAGGGCTTGAACGCCTGCCGTGGCCGCGACGACGTCGATGGCGTGCTCATGGGCATCGCCGAGCACCTCGTGGCCCGCGAGATCGTGAGCGTCGAGGAGGTCGAGTACCTGGCGAACGTCCACGGGCGGTGCGTCGAGGCCCGCGCCGAAGACTGGGTCGGCTCTCCAGCGTGGGTCGAGTGGAAACTGGCCGGAGGAGAGGCTGGGGCGAAATGGGTCGCGAAGCGCAGGGCTTCCGCGGCGTCGTCGCCGGAAGCCCTGCGCTCCGAACCCATCGCAACCCGCGCCGAGCCCGGCGAACTCAAGGAAGGCGACTTCGTCTCCTGGGACGGCGGCTACGGCCGAGTCGAGCACGTCATGCGAGAGGGTGCGATCCAGGGGATGACGGCGACGCCCGACGCGCCGCTGGCCGTCGTGACGCCTTTCGACGACGGTGAGCCCGAGGACTACATGGTTGCCGTGATGGTGTCGGAGTTGACGAAGTCCGACGGCGACGAGGAGCGGGCAGCCGGCGATAAGTCGCAGTCCACGCCCGCGCCAAAGGGCGATCAGATCACCGGCAGCGACAAGAACCGCCCCGGCTCTGCGAAGAGTGCCGGCGGCCGCATCAAGGTTTCGCAGGCCGTTCGGGCCGGGCTCCAGAACAAGGTCCGCGACCACAACGAGGCCATGCGGGAGGACGAGAAGCCGACGTGGTCGAGGACGACGGTCGGGCAACTCCTGGCCGTCTACCGTCGCGGGTCCGGCGCGTACTCAACCAGCCACCGGCCAGGCGTCAGCCGTGGGGCGTGGGCAATGGCCCGCGTGAACGCTTACCTGTACCTCCTGCGCAACGGCAGGCCGCGGGACGCCAAGTACGTCACCGACAACGATCTGCTCCCCGGCGGGCACCCCAAAGCGTCTGACGAGCGGACGTTTGTCGAAGAGTTCGAGCAGCGTGCCGCCGTCAGCCTCAAGCCCACCGCCGGCATGGCCGCCGCAGCCCGCCGCGGCCTCCGGCTCCACGAAGAGGGCAAGAGCGGCGACGGGCTCAAGCCCGAGACGGTCGCCAGGGCCAACAAGTTGGCTGCCCGCGAGGAAATGAACGAGGACTGGGTGCGTGAGATGAATGCCTGGTTCGCCCGCCACGAGTCGGCGAGCAAGTCGCCCGGCTGGGACACGCCTGGGGCCGAAAAGCCTGGGTTCGTAGCGTGGCTTCTCTGGGGTGGAAATGCCGCACAGAGGTTCGCCGCGGCGAAGGTTGCCCAGATGGACCGCCAGGATCAGCGTTCGATGGAGGACGCCTTGCCGCCGGCCAAGCGAGCCGTGGCGAAGGCACTAGAAGACATCGCCGACATCCACGGGCAGTTCGCACCGGCCGCCGTGAACTACATGGCTCAGAGCCAGTTTGAGTCAATGCGGTGCGCCAACTGTGTCTTCTACGAAGGCGGTGGTGGATGCGAGATCGTGCAGGGAAGCGTGTCACCCGAAGGACTGTGCCAGTTCCACGTTATTCCCGAGGCGACGATGAACGAAAGCGAATCGCGAGACGCTGCCGTGCAGGAACCGCAGGCTCCTGCACCCGAAGCAGTCCCTGCCGAAACGAACTCGGCCGCAGTCGAGGCGGCCCCGACCCCCGACCCCGTCGAGCAACTGCTCGTCAAGGCGGCCGAACTGAAGGCCACCGTGCTACGGACTCGTTTGCAGACAATGTAGTCCATCGCATAGGCTACAAGTATTGACTACGCATCGCGACGGAAGTCGCGGTGAGCAGTGCGAGTGACGTGAGGATTCACGGCGCGGCGCGCTTGCGGGAACCACCCGCCGGCCGCCGCATTCTTGTTTGCGTTGGCCGGCTCAACCAGGAGCCAGAGCCAACATGGCATCGTCGAACCTCAAGCGTCTTCAGGAGCGTGCCGCGGCCGTTGCCGCGCGGATGACCGAACTCGGTGCTGTCGAGGAGCGGTCGGCCGAGCAGACCAAGGAACTCATCTCGCTCGGCACCCAGGCCGACGACCTGAAGACCTCCCTCGACTTCGAGGAGCGGATCGCGGCCAAGGAGGCCGAACTCCGCTCGGTGGTCGAGCGGGCGCAGCCGGCCCCGGCCCCCGTGGTCGAGAAGGCTGCCGAGGAGAAGCAGAAGGTCGAGATTCGCTCGCTCCTGCCCCACCACACGCAGTTGGCTGCGTTCAACGACGACGCCAACTCCGTCGAGAGTGCCTACCGCTGCGGGCGGTGGCTCCGGGCGCACATCTTTAAGAACGCCGACGACCTGCGGTGGTGCAAGGATCACGGCGTCGAGAACCGGGCTCTGGGCGAGAGCGCGAACAGCACGGGCGGTGCGCTGGTCCCCGAGGAGTTTGCCAACCGGGTGATCCGGCTGGTCGAGTCCTACGGCACCCTGCCGCCGGTCTGCGAGAACGTCACGATGACCCGTGACACGATGGTGATCCCGAAGCGGCTCACCGGAACGACCGCCTACTTCGTGGGCGAGGGTTCCGCCGTGACCGAGAGCGAGCCCACCTACGGCAACGTCAGCCTGGTCGCCAAGAAGTTGGCCGTGGGCTGCCGGATGTCGACCGAAGTGGTCGAGGATTCGGCCGGTGTGGTGGGACTGGCTGATGCTGTTGCAACAGAGTTTGCAACTTCGCTGGCCTACAAAATCGACATTTGTGGGTGGCTCGGCGACGGGACGCAGGGCGAGTTCGGAGGAATTCGCGGCATCGTGTCGAAGATCAACGACGGCTCCTACGGGGCGTCGGTGGTCACGGCCGCCGTCGGCAACACCGGCTTCGAGACGCTCGACATCGAGGACTTCCTCGGTGCCGTCGGCAAGTTGCCGATCTACGCCCGTCAGGGCGCGGCCTGGTACGTCTCCCCGGCCGGTTACGCGGCGAGCATTGCTCGCCTGAAGTACGCCGCCGGCGGCAACACCGTCGAGAACATCGGCAGTGCGGCCGGCGAGTCGTTCCTCGGCTATCCGGTGCGGATGGTGCATGTGATGAACAGCACGCTGGGCGCGGACGTCAGCAAGATCAAGGTGCTCTTCGGCAACATGGCCCTGTCGAGCATCTACGCCCGCCGGCGTGACTTCTCGGTTCGGCTCTACGATCAGGTGTACGCGACCACGGATCAACTCCTGCTCCAGGGCACGATGAGGTTCGACGTGAACCACCACTCGCTGGGCACCGCGACCGATGTCGGCCCGGTGGTGGCTCTCAAGACCGCGGCTAGCTGATAAACCCTAACCAGGAGCAATCCAGAAGATGATCCACAACCAGAATCTCAAGGTTGTCGCCCACACCAGCGGCCCCCAGGTCGTCGGTTCGACGGCCACCGTGACCCTCGTCGTCGACCGCATGGGCTACGATCAGGTCAGCCTGCTCGTCACCAAGTCGGCCGTGGCCGCCGCGACCAATTTCGCGTCGGTCCTCAAGGTCGAGGAGTCCGACCTTTTGGCGTCGGCCTACTCGGACGTGACGGCCCTGGTCAAGGGTGGCACGGGCGGGTTCACGATGGCTGCGGTGTCGACCTCGGTGTCGAGCGTCGTGAAGATGGACGTCGACTGCGTCGCGAAGAAGCGCTACCTGCGGTTGACGGTGACCCCCGACGCGACGGCGACGGTGAGCGCGATCGCTCTCCTGTCTCGCGGCGAGGAGTACCCGTCCAGTGCCGCGCTGGCTGGCGTGGACGCTCTCGTCAAGGGCTGATTCCCGTTCAAGCGGGACGGCCATTGACGGGCCGGCAAAGGCGCATGGAGGCGCGCCCGCTCCTCTCTAGGAGCGAATGATGCTGCTGCGGATTGGTAACGTCGAGGCGGAGGTCAAAGTCGGGGCGGTGATGAGCACCCCCCGGCTTGGATTTACCGACAATTTCTTCTGCGTCGCCCAGGCTCTCGCGCCTCACGGCATCTCGCCGATCAAGGTCACCGGCGCGCTGTGGGGTCAATGCTTGCAGAGGGTCATGCAGATGGTCGTGGACGACCACGACGTGATCCTGGTGTTCGATTACGACACGATCTTTACCGCCAAGACCGTCGAGGCTCTTCTGGCCTTGATGATGCACTCAGGCGTAGACGCGATCGCGCCCCTCCAGAGCAAGCGTGAAGAGAACGCGGTCATGTTCTGCCCGAAGGGGCATTCGGCCGACGACAAGACCTCGGTCGACAATGACTGGTTCTCGAAGCCCGTGCAGTTGGTGCGGACGGCCCACTTCGGGGCGACGTTTCTCAGGTGCGCAGCCCTCAAGAAGGTGCCGAAGCCCTGGTTCCAGGGCAAGGCGAACGAGAGCGGCGACTACACCGGCGGCCACGTTGACGACGACATCGCATTCTGGCACGCCTGGGAGGCGGCCGGGAACACTCTGGGCATCGCGACCCACGTCTCGGTCGGCCACGCCGAACTGATGATCACCTGGCCGTCCAGGGAGGCCGACAGCGGCAAGATTCACCAGCACACGACGGATTTCTGGGCAAGTGACCGGAAGCCGCCGAAGTCCGCATGGGGGTTCATCTCGTGAAGATTCGCATCACGAAGGCATTCTCTGGCTACCGGATCGGCCAGGAGTTCGACTGGGCTGACGGCATGGCCCGCATCTATGTGGGACGAGGGATGGCAGAGGAAATCGTCGAGCCTCCGTCAGGAGGATCGACCAGTTCAATCGAGCGAACGGCCCCTGACTCCGACGACACAGTCGAAGAAGCCACCGCCTCTCCTAGAGTCGAACGCGCGACCATGCCCTCCAAGCGTAGGCAAGCCAAATGACTGTCACCATCCGCTATGGGATGCCGGAGTTCCCCGCCACCGGCGTCACGCCCTACCGCAGCCTCGTCCTCCACACGCCGCCGGCTGTCGAGCCCGTAACGCTTTCCGAGGCGAAGGCCCAGGCCAAGGTGGACATCTCCGACGACGATGCCCTGATCCAGTCCTACATCACGATGAGCCGCGAGTACGTCGAGTCCATTCTGGACGTGGCTCTGATTCATCAGACGCTCGAAGCCCGGTACGACACGTTTCCGTTGTGGGAGATCATTCTGCCCCGGCCGCCGATGGCATTGGCAGCGGTGACCGTGGAGTATCGCAACGAGGCAGGTTCGATGCAGACCTTGCAGTCTGCATCGAATCACTTCCAGGTCGACACCTACGCCACGCCTGGCCGCATCTACCCGCTCTACAACGGCGTCTGGCCGGCGGTTCGAGGCGACGAGAACAGCGTGATCGTCAGGTGGCAAGCCGGCTACGGGGCCAGCGGCGCGAGCGTGCCGGCGGTGCCGAAGCAGTTGATCCTGCTTCAGGTCGCTCACCTCTACGAGCATCGCCAGCCCGTGGTCGCCGGCTACTCGCAAGTGCTGCCGGTGCCGCAGACGTTCGAGACGCTCCTGGCGGCCTCGGGCTGGGGCGGCTACCGATGAGCGTCACGGCCCAGGTTCGCGCCAGCGTCAAAGCCAGGCGCGTCGGAACCAGCGGGCTGACGGCTTTTGCGGAGGAGCACCCGATCGAGTTCTCCGTCGATGTCGGCGACTGCACTCAGGTGTGGAGCGACCGAAGGACTTTCCCGTCTGCCCGCCGCGACGACATCAACTTCGCGACGCTGGGGATCGCCGTCGTGAAGTTGCTGTTCATCAAGAACTTGTCGGAGTCGAACCAGATCGCACTGTCGGCTGGCTGGACGGGGTCGCAGTTCAGCGTGTTCCCCTCGGACACGCTTGCATGGAACTTCTCGCCCATGATCAACCTGGGAAGCCTGACGCTCCGCGGGTATCCGATCCGCGAGCGAGGCTCCCTGCTCTTGTCCAGCCCGAACTCCGACGGCTTCGGCACGACAAGCGGCGGCAGCATTCTTCGGATCGGCGGCACTAGCGGCCAGCAGTACGAAATCTATGTGATGGGGACGTGAGATGGCACTGAATGCACAAGTGAACCTGTCGCTCCTGGCCCACGAGACGTCGAGCGGCGACTTGTCGAGCACGATCCGGGTCACGCCGGCCTCCTACGCCGCCGCCATCGGCGACGGCACCGGAGCGAACCAGGCCCAGGTCGTCTGGAGCGGCTCGCGGACGCTCTCCGGTGCGTCAGAGACGCTGAACCTGGCGGCCCTGCCGTCACTCAGGGACGGCGTGACGGCGACCGTGACGATCACGGCCGTGAAAGCCCTCTACGTCCGAAACACCGGCACTGCCTCGCTCTCGTTCGCCGGCGCGCCGTTCCCGGCCAGCGGCCAGACCGTCGCGGCCGGCGCAGTAGCCGTGCAGTGCGACCCGTCGGCGGCCGGCATGACGGCCTCGGGCGTGACGGTAACCGGCTCGGCCGCCGGCGCGTACCAGATGGTGCTCATCGGCGAGGGCAGCGTCTCGTGATCATCGGCAAAATGACGGAGCGAATCACGATCAAAGCTCCACAAGAGCGGCGCAGCCTCTCCGGCGAGGCCACACTCGACTGGGACACGACCGTCGCCACCGTCTGGGCCGACATCACCGGATTGTCGACCAGGGACATTCTCCAGGCCCAGCAGGCGAACGTGGTCGCTACCCATCGCATCCGCATCCGGTCCAGGGACGATGTCACGCATCTCCACCGCATCCTCTGGCGAAACCGCACAATGGAGATAGCGAGCGTCGTGGACCGCGGCGTCTCGGGGTATCTCGAAATCCTGGCCCGCGAGGTGCAGTAATGATTTCGCCAGGGATCGGCGCGCCAAGAGAACTTGAGGGCGGCGGAACAGGCGTCGAGCGCGCCGGCCAGTTCGTCACCATCCGCACCGCCGGCGTGCGTGACTTGGTCAGGCGGCTCGAAGAGTTGGCCGGCGCGGCCTCCAGGGCCGACATCATCAAGAAGGCGTGCATGAAGGCCGCCAAGCCGATCGAGGACGACTATCGGTCGCTGGCGCAGCAACACGAGGCGACCGGGAACCTCTACAAGTCCGTCACGACGATCTACCGCGCCTACGAAAACGGCGGCGTGGCCGTCGTCGGCCCCAGGCAAACAGGTCGCGGAGGCTCTCAGCCAGGCGTCGAGTCAGGCAATCATGCCTGGCTGGTGGAGTTCGGCACGGGGCCGCGTAAGCCTGGCAGCAGGGGCCGCAGGTCGTACATCAACGTCCACCAAGCGATCAACGGCAAGATGCGTCGCGCCGGGTCGTTCAACAACACTCAATTCGAGCGGATGGGCAAGGGATACTACTTTCTCATGGGCTCTGCCAACGAACGCGGCGTCGTGGGGAGCAAGTATTCCAGGGACTTCGCCGGCCCAGGCGAAGGCGGAGACGGCCGCCCGCAGCATCCGATCACGCTGAAGCCGGGTGACACGATCCGAAAGATGGAGCCAATGTCCTTCATGCAGGACGTGATCTCCGCCAACGCCTCGGAGGCGTTCGGCATCCTGAAGGCATACCTGGAGGCCGAAATCTCCATCCGCGGAGGCTGACCAGATGCTCATCAAGCCCGAAGACTACGTCTACCAGAGGCTGGTCACGTTCCCCGGCGTGGCCCGGCTGGTCGGATTCAACGTGTTTCCGATCGCCGTCCCGAAAGGGGCCGGATTCCCGTTCGTTGTCTACAAGCGGCAGAACATCATCCGCGAGGCACACCTGTCGGGCTC